GGTATGCCAAAGTGAATACTGCAACTGGTGAAGTTGATAGTAAGAAGTGGCGTTTGGCTGATACTGAATGTGCTGATTTCTGGGATAGCATTCTTGCCGATGAGAAATTCAAAGAATGGGTACGCAGTAACTATCAGTTCAGTGCAGCAGTGGCTGGCAATTTGATTGATGAGGTTGTAGACGATGGTCATGAATAAAATTCAAGATCTGATTGCCAAATGTGAGTTTTGGTATGCTCGAAAGTTCATAACACTCGAAAAGCATTATACATTCTTTTTAGATTTAAATGGTCCACCTGGATCATTTGCAGTTAAATTACTAGGAAAGTATGACGGTGTAATTGTTGAGTACACTGATGTTACAGTTGGTGAAAATGGATTATTGACTTTTGATTTTGATATTATATCGAATGTCAATAATTGTGATGTAAAGTCAAGAAGTTTTATTCGCTTTACTCAAAACGTAATGCGTAGTATGATTTATAATGCTATAAAAAATCTAGAGAAGGATTTTAATGAAAACGGAAAACTTGATCTTGTCGAATCTGATTCGGAACGAGACTTATATGAGGAAGTCTCTGCCATTTCTGAAGAAGGAGTATCTGACCGAAAGCCACGAAAGAAAACTATTCGAGCAAATAAAGGAGTTCATCCTAAAGTATAACAGTCTCCCACCGATTGCGGCTCTTGAAATTTCTCTTAAAGAGTCGACCAAACTCACAGAGGTTGAGTTAAATAAGTCTCTTGAACTGCTGAAGGAAGTGGCAAGTGACAAATCAGAACAAAAACTCGAATGGCTTCTTGACACTACAGAAAAGTTTTGCCAAGAAAAAGCAATCTATAATGCTATCATGGACAGTATTCAGATCCTTGATGGCAAAGATGAAGCGAGGGGCAAAGGAAGCATTCCTGCTCTTTTGTCTGATGCTTTGGGGGTTAGTTTCGATCCTTCTATTGGTCACGACTTTTTGGATAATTACGCTGATCGGTATGATTTCTATCATCGTATCGAAAAAAGAATACCATTTGATCTGGAATACTTCAACAAAATTACTAAAGGAGGACTGCCGCAAAAGACCCTTAACATTGCTCTCGCAGGTACTGGCGTCGGCAAGTCTTTGTTTATGTGCCATGTGGCTGCTAGTTGCTTGGTTCAGAACTATAACGTTCTTTACATAACTCTTGAAATGGCTGAAGAGAAGATCGCTGAACGTATTGATGCGAATCTTCTAAATGTCTCTCTTGATGACCTCATGAACATGCCGAAAGACATGTATGAGAAGCGCATGGGTAAACTGAAAGAAAAGGTCAAGGGCAAGTTGATCATCAAGGAATACCCGACAGCATCTGCCAATCCTGCTCACTTTCGCGCATTGATTAATGATCTTGCGCTGAAGAAAAACTTTCGTCCAGATATTATTTTCATCGACTATCTAAATATATGTGCGTCGGCGAGAATCAAAGCAGGTGCGAATGTCAACTCCTATACCTATATCAAAGCGATTGCGGAAGAACTTCGTGGTCTTGCGGTGGAGAATAATGTACCGATTGTGTCGGCAACTCAGACGACTCGATCTGGCTTTAGCAACTCGGATCCTGGACTAGAAGATACTTCTGAATCGTTTGGTTTGCCAGCCACCGCTGACTTTATGTTTGCGTTGGTAAGCACTGAAGAGTTGCAGCAGTTGAATCAGATTCTTGTCAAGCAGTTGAAGAATCGTTATAATGATCCGAATCTGCATAAACGATTCACAGTTGGTATTGATCGAGCCAAGATGAAGTTGTATGATCTTGAGCAGAAAGCCCAAGATGCTGTCATGCAAGAAGCAGAATCAAAGCCAGTCTTTGATCGTGGTCGTAGTACAGACAAGTTCAAGAATCTGAAGGTGTAATGAAACTACAGAAGATTGAGAAGAAGGTTTATGCTCTTGCCGAAAATTGGGTCGGTGAGAAACATATACCAACTATGATTCGTCAATTGAACAAAGCATTCAAACCTTTCATTGTTTGCTTTTCCTCTGGAAGATTTGAAGACGATTATTATCCTGATCACAATGTAATTGTGAATGGTCACTATTGCGATCGAATCTCCGACATTATTCCAGAGCACATTTACATCCAATTAAACTTCCCAAAGGATGTAAAGAAAGTAACTATAACTGAGAAGGGTGCTAAGAATTTGGCTGTAAAGGTTATTCGTGCAATTCACCACGAATATCGCCATAAGCATCAGCAAAGGCAACGTCCATTTCTTTTACAGAAAGAATATAAACCAAAGCCAAAACAAAATAAGATGAAGGCAATGTACTATGGCAATCCTGATGAGTTGGATGCCCATGCATATGAAACTCAGGCTGAGAAGTTCGATATAAATAAACTGAGAACGGCGCATAAGATTGGCTGGAGAGAGTGTGAAGCCATCTTTATGTATCGCAAAACGTTTCGGACTCAAGACCCAAAGGTCTGGCAAAAGTTTCTCAAAAAGGTTTACAAGAATGGCAGAGTCGGCAATTAGTCCAGGTGAGTTGTTTAAGAGTGTTAGACCAGTAACAATTAAACAATTAGAAAGAAAGCCAAACGATAAGTTTTTTGTCTTCTCGAAGAAAGACTATGCCAACGCAGTCATCAAAAATCTTGCTAAAATTAAGATGGATGTGTCTTACAAAACATATCTAAAAGATCTTGTTTTATTCATGACAACGAAGGCAGATCAAAAAAGATTGATGCAATCATTCTCTGTTAATCAGAAAAAAATTGACGTTGACGAGGTTAAAAAATATTTCGGAGAAGTGATCGGTCCGCTGTTTATTCTCCAAAAAGCCGCCAACTATACTAATATCATATTTCCAGTTCGTTCAAATTACGAGTTATTCGATTTCTTCGTTCAAGATAGTAAGGGAATTTATCATGGATTCTCTTCAAAGATCGAAGGTGGGACATCTAACACTCTCTCACCAAAAGAGATTGAGTCAAGAATTACGAAATTAAAAGTTACTCAGCCAGATGAGAAATTGGCAGCGGAAGTGATTGACAACTTCACAAAACAACCAACTCTAAAAGGCATCATTGAGTCTGCTGGTTTACTTGTGAGTAAAAATAAGTTACCATCAAAAGTCAGTAATGACTTGAGAGCGGCTTTAAGAAAAATCAATTTTTCAAAAGATTCTGCAAAAGTAGAATCGAATAAAAATAGTGGATTGAGTAAGATAGGACTATCTAATTTCTCAGCCCATCAAAAATTTATGAATGAGTATATTCTTCCTCGTTTAAAATCAGTCCCTGAAAGCGAGAAGAAAGCATATCTATCTGGTAAAAAAGAATATAATTCTGTTAATCTTGCTTATGGTTATGGATTACTCATTGTAGATGCGAACTCTGATGATGTTTTTGATATTAGTTCTCTCGTCAAAAAATGCTTTCAAGATTTAAACGTTGTGAAGTTGGGATTAAAAAATGGTGTTCCAACTTTCACTCTCAAAAACGTTTCTGAAAGTAAAGATAAATATTACTTTAGAAGCAAACATCGCTTCAGCAAAATAAAGGATAAACTTGGCGTACAATTGTAATTGAGGTTTTATGACTACATTCGTGACTGGTGGTTTGGGATTTATTGGTTCTAACTTTGTATTTGCGCATCTAAAGAAGCATCCTGCAGATACAATTGTCATCATAGACAATTACTCATACTCAGCAAATTCGAATAATATTCTTGGTCTCTATGAGGACTACAGAGTCATCATTCAGCGTTGTGACATTCGAAATCTTGTGAGACTTGATCAATTATATCATGATTACGAACCTGACATTACATTTCATTTTGCTGCTGAATCTCATGTTGATAATTCAATTGCTGGTGATGACCAATTTATCAGCACCAATATTGAAGGAACTCACAATATCCTGAAGTGTATTCGTAAACATAATGGAAAACTTGTGCATGTCTCTACAGATGAGGTCTATGGTAGTTTGGGTCATGACGATCCAGGATTTACTGAAAGCACACCATACGACCCTCGTAATCCATACTCTGCAACCAAAGCAGCCAGCGACCATCTTGTTCGTGCTTATGTGAATACACATGGCATTGAAGCAGTTGTAACTAACTGCTCGAAT